GATGCGACACTTCAAGAAGTGTGCGATGCTGCGGATAATGTCCTACTCCCTTTCATATGGGCTAACACTTCTTTCGGGGTCGCACATAGCAACACCGCCACAACAGGAACAACCTACTTTGATGAGAACGTGCAGGAGACTTTTTACATCGGTCAGACTGTAACCATCACAGGCATGGGTTCTAAGCACAATGGCAACAAGACAATTACTGAGGTTGGCGAGTATTCAATCACTTATGCAATCTCAGGCAATAACAACACCCCAGCAGTTCGCCATCCAGTCAATCCTTACGGCGTTGTAGCGGCTGAGACTTACCTAGACCCTGCCGCAGTTCCATCTATCCAACTTGCCGCCCTTATGATCGCTGAGTCAATCTGGCAGTCACGCCAAGCCAACTCAGGTAACGGCATGTCTCCTGATGGCTCAATGGGTTCATTCTATGCAATGTCCTCTCAGCTTCTAAGCCGTGTTAGAGGGCTTATTGCGCCTTATCTCGACCCCCGAAGTATGGTTGGTTGAAAATGACCGCTATAACAACCCTCAGAACGGCTATAGCGACTGCTCTAGTAGATAATAGTCTCTATCAGGTGTTCTCATTCCCACCAGCAAGTCCTATCCCTAATAGCGTGATAGTGACCCCTGACGATCCATACATCACACCAACCAACAATGACCGCACGTCGGTTGCTCCGTTGGCTAACTTCAAGATTTCAATCATTGTCCCATTGCTCGACAATCAGGGCAACCTTGCTGGCATCGAAGCCGATGTAGTCCGAGTCTTCCAACTCCTCGAAGCATCCAGCATTGTATTCAACGTGGGAACAGTTAGCGCCCCTAGCGTTATCTCAGTACCTTCTGGCGATTTACTGACTTGCGATATTGCAATCAGTACCCTTACGGAATGGAGCTAATCGATGGACGATTGGACAAAGGAGCAAGCCGACTTTCTAATCAAAATCGGTCAACTCCCACCAGCAACACCCGCACCAAAACCAACTACCAAGAAAGATGAGGAATAACTGAAATGGCAGTATTTCTAAACAATGGCGTGGTTCTTACAGTCAATTCAGTTGATCTCTCAGACCACGTAACAGCAGTCACAATCAACCGCACTTTCGACGAGCTCGAAGTAACTGCGATGGGTGACTCAGGACACAAGTTCGTTAAGGGCTTGGAAGCATCAAGCATCTCAATCGACTTCCTCAACGACACCGCTACAGGCGAAGTTCTACAGACACTTCAGGCGGCTTGGGGAACAAACGTTTCAGTTACAGTTAAGCAGACATCAGCTGCTACATCTGCAACCAACCCGCTTTACACAATGACTTGCCTAGTCAACAACACAACCGACGTGGCAGGAAGCGTTGCAGACCTTGGAACACAGTCTGTGACTTGGAACGTATCAGGTACAATTGCAGTAACAACCTCATAATAAGGAGATAAGGGCATGGCAAAACTCAAGGTAACAAGGGCAGACAATTCAGTACAGGAGTTTGAGATAACTCCCCTGATTGAATATGCCTTCGAGCAATACGCCAAGAAAGGCTTCCACAAGGCGCTCATTGAAGATCAGAAGCAATCTGATGTTTACTGGCTCTGCTGGGAAGCAATCCGTCGCTCAGGTGAAACCGTACCTCCTTTTGGAGAACGATTCCTTGAGACAATTAAAGGAGTCGAGGTCTTAGAGTCCGACCCTTTAGGCTAGACCGGAACTCCGTTACTTATACGGCAACTAGATTGTCGTATGAGTACGGAGTCCCGTTCGAGTCAATAGTGAACCTAAGCCCTATGGCATTTAAGGCTCACATCCAAGTTTTACACGATCTAGCGAAGGAGCGACAAGATGGCGGCAACCGCATCAAACGTGGTCGCTCTGCGTAGAGGTCTCAAGAAACTCGCTCCGACAATAGCGACAGAAACCCAAAAAGAAATCTCTGGTCTATTGCGTTCAGTAACAAACAAAGCGCGTGGGTTCGTACCTAGTGAAGCGCCTTTGTCTGGATGGGGCAACAAGGTTGGTGTCTGGGCTAATCGAGCTTATGATGCAAGCCAGATTAGACGTGGCATCACCTACTCAACTGCACCTAGTAAGCGCAACCTTAATGGCTATAGATCATTGGCTGCTATTTACAATAAGTCGGCGGCAGGTGCTATCTATGAAACCGCTGGACGTAAGAACCCAATGGGTCAACCATCTCAGGCTTCAACTAAGGGCAAGTTCTCTAGCTACATAGATACATCTAATAAGGTCAACAAGTCTGCTAACCCTAATGCTGGTAAGCAGTTTATTGATGCTATGGGCCCGATGTACAGGTCAAGCCGTCAAGAAGGTCAACGTGGACGTTTGAGCCGCAAGATGAACGGTCGCCTTATCTTTAGAGCATGGGGCGAAGATCAAGGCAAGACTAACGCAAAAGTAATTAAAGCCATTGAGAAATCTTTGGATAACGTAGTGGCTATAACTAAGAAGGCGGCATAATGGCAAATACAGATTTAGCGGTAAGAATTGCCACCACTCTTGATGCGACTGGATTAAAGAAAGCCGACACCGCACTCAACAAGTTTGATAAGAGTGTTAAGTCACTTGGCAAGTCTCTTGGTATAGCACTATCCGTTACTGCCGTTGTCGCTTTTGGTAAGGCTGCGGCTAAGGCGTTTGCTGAGGATCAGAGAGCAGCCGCCAACCTTGCTAACGTTGTAGATAACCTTGGGCTATCTTTTGCCAACCCTCGCATCACTCAATTTATCGACACCCTATCCAAAACTGCTGGCGTTGCAGACGATGAACTCCGTCCAGCGTTTCAGGCGTTATTGACTCAGACTGGCTCATTGGAAGCATCCTACGGATTGCTCACTCAAGCCATAGATATCAGTCGCGGTTCTGGCGTTGCGTTGGCTACAGTCGTTTCCGATTTGGCACAGGCTTTCGTGGGTAATACCCGTGGACTCCGTAAGTACAACCTCGGACTTACTCAAGCAGAACTCAAGACAATGAGCTTCTCTGAGATTCAGGCTCGACTTCTTAAGCAGTTCTCTGGCTCTAATGCCAAGTACCTAGAAACCTATGCTGGAAAGATGGAACTCCTAACCGTTGCAGCAGGTGAGGCTAAGGAGACAATCGGTAAGGGCATTGTCGATGCTTTGCTTACTCTGAGCGGTAACACAACAGTTGCAGACTTAGCAGCAGATATGCAAGCACTTGCAGAATCAGCGGCTAACGTATTGAGATTCTTAGGTGAAGTCCTTAAGTACCCAGTTGCTGGACTTAGGGCAATCGTTGACTTCCTTCGTGGAGATCAACCAGGTGCAGCCTTTGGACAAGGTTCAGCAGAACAGTTCAACAGAGAAATGCAGAAACGCAAAGACTTATACCCTAAAGCGGGTAACAACGCAGTCATAGGCTATAAGAAGTCTGCTGCCGAGATTAAGGCTGAGAAGGAAGCCGCTGCCCGCGCCAAGGCTTTGCTCAAGGCTCAAGAAGCCAACACTAAAGAACTTAAGCGCCAAGCGTTGACTAAGAAACAATCAGCCTTATTCGACCTTGAGCAGATTCAGATCGTAGCTGCTCTCAAGGGCAAGATTAGCAAAGAGGATGAGTTACGCCTCAAGTTGCAGTTAGCCCTTATCACAGGCAACACAGATGAAGCTGATAAGTTGTCTCAGCAATTGGCTAACGCTATTGACTCTACTGGCAAACTTGCTAAGTACCTTACAACGCTGCCAGATGCCAATAATCCATTTAAGAGCTGGGAAGCCTTCCTAGATGCCATGATTGCTAAGGCTCGCTTGGTAGCATCCAGCGCATCAGGAACAGTAGGCAACGCTCCTGCAACCAACGTCCCAGTATCTAATGTGTTCCCAGACCCAAGCGCAAGCCAAGCAGAGATTAACCGCGAGCGCGGCAACCTCTACGGCTCAGGCAACGTAGGAGCGCAGACAGTAGTAGTACAGATTGACGGCAAGGCAGTAGCATCAGCCCTGCTAGACCAGTCAATGAGCGCAGGACAAGTTGCGTACCTAGATCGTAGAACAGGTGGATTTGGATAATGGCTCTGCCAGCACAGATAGCCGTATCCTTTGATTTCTCTAGTGGCGCTACCTTTGGCTATCCCTTTGTAATCGGTGATAGCAAGTACGGCATTTTAGGAGTATCTACTCTCGGTGCATCAACCGTACCCGTCCCTATTGTCGACCTTACTCCAGACGTTCGCCAGATTACTATTAACCGTGGGCGCAACATCCAGCGTGACCAGTACGAGGCTGGCAGCGCCGTAGTGCGAGTCCTAGACCCTAACTCATACTTCAACCCACAGAACACCTCTAGCCCTTATTACGGCTACCTAGTGCCGCTGCGTAAGTTGCGTGTATCAGCTACAACGGGAACAGATCAGCACTTCCTATTCTCAGGCTATACAACAGAGTACCGATACACCTACCCACAAGGGCAGGAGATTGGTTACGTCGATATCTACTGCTCAGATGCTTTCCGCCTATTCCAACTATCACAGGTTGAGACAGTCGCAGACTCAGGAGCAGGGCAATCTACTGGCACTCGCCTAGGTAAGATTCTCGACCAGATATCTTTCCCTGCCAATATGCGTACCTTTGCTACTGGTGACTCAAACTGCCAAGCAGACCCCGGAACGCTTCGCACTTCCCTAGCAGCATTGAAGAACGTTGAGTTCTCTGAGCAGGGTGCGTTTTATATGGATGGCTCTGGTACTGCCGTGTTTAAGGATCGTAGCGATGTAGTCTCATCTATCGCTGCTACTCCTATTGAGTTTAATCAGACCACGGGCATCCCATACGCTAACTTGGTCTACGCCTTTGACGACAAGCTCATCATCAACCAAGCCAGCATGACCCGCTACGGCGGCACTCAGCAGTTCGCAGAGAACACCGCATCGGCTATCAAATACTTCCCTCACTCATATAGCCAGCAGGACTTGGTTATCGATACAGATGCCAATGCCCTTAATATCGCCCGTACCTATGTGGCGACCAGAGCTGAGACAACCATCCGCATCGATGCCATGACCATCGACCTGCTAGACCCAGATGTGCCAACCAATACAATCATCGGCTTGGACTACTTCGATGTATGCAAGATTACCAACGTGCAGCCTGATGGCAGCACAATCGTTAAAACCCTACAGGTGCAGGGCTTGGCTTGGGATATCACTCCTAATCGCATGTTCTGCACAGTAACAACACTAGAACCCATAACCGATGGATTCGTAATAGGAAGCACAGAACGCGGTATAATTGGCGTGAGTGCTATGACTTACTAGGAGATATAAATGGCAACAGGCTTTCCAGCATCAACAGGCGATATCCTTACCGCTGCTGCATACAATGGGCTAGTAGCCTACACAGTCGGTTCAGATCAGACTGCTGACTATACCGCCGTCCTAACAGATGCCTACCAAGTTCTAGTGCCTATGAACAAGGCAACCGCAGTAGCCTTTAAGATTCCTACCAACGCATCCGTAGCCTTCCCAGTCGGTACAGTTATCACGGTACTTAACAAGGGCGCAGGAGCGGTCACCATCTCAGCAGTCACCTCTGGCACAACCACAATTCTCTCAGCTGGTGCGACCGCAGCCGCTCCTACATTGTCTCAATACAAGTCGGCAGCCTGTATCAAGACTGCTACAGACACTTGGTATGTGGTGGGCGCGATTGCTTAACAACGTCGTTGCAAGCCTAAACGGAGAAGGCGTAGCACCCTCTACTACCTCTTATGAGTCTATAGCCACCGTCACAGTTGGTTCTGGTGCAGCATCAGCGGTTGATTTTACCTCAATTCCGTCTACCTATAAGCACCTTCAGATTAGAGGTATTGCTAACAGAACCTCAGGCGGCGACGACAATATTAATCTTCGCCTTGGTAACGGATCAATCGATACTGGCACTAATTATTCTGGGCATCAACTGTTGGGCGATGGCTCTGGTACTGCTGGTTATTCAGCCGTAAGCGCTTCAAGTATTACCGCTATCCCATCATCTAGTGCATCATCTTCTTTTGGTGCTTTCGTGATTGATATTTTAGATTATGCAGATACAAACAAATACAAAACAGTTAGGATTCTTTGCGGCGATGATCGCAATGGAAGCGGTTATGTAATTTTCCGATCTGGTAACTGGCGTAATACTGCGGCTATTGACTCAATTCGCTTCGTCCCTAATAGCGGTAATATCACTCAATACTCAACTTTCGCGCTTTACGGCATCAAGGGGTAATCATGGCATCTACTTATGAACCGATAGCGACTACTACACTAAGTAGTTCTGTAGCCAATGTTACCTTTTCTTCTATAGCCTCGACTTATACTGATTTATATCTAGTTATAAGCGATTACGGCAACGTGACTGTTGGTACAGATATATTTATGCGTTTTAATAGCGATAGCGGTACTAATTATTCAGTTACCTTTATGTATGGTACTGGTTCATCAGCTTTATCAAGCAGGACAACAAATGCTTCAGGAATACGTCTTGGTTATAACGATAATTACTCTCCAATGCTACGAGTTAACATAATGAATTACAGCAACTCAACAACCAATAAAACAATTCTTAGCCGAGATGATTCGGCTTCTAACGTTACAGAAGCAACAGTAGGTCTGTGGCGTTCTACTGCTGCGATTAACACAGTAACAATTTTGGCAAGTAGCGGCAACCTAAATGCTGGTACTTATACTCTATATGGAATCAAGGCGGCATAATGGCAAATACATTTGAGCTTATTTCAGCTGTTACAGTTGGATCAGGTGGAGCGGCAACCATTGGGTTTAGCAGTATTCCGACTACCTACACAGACTTGCAACTTGTATTATCAGCGCGCACTAACTTTGGAACTGCCGCAGACCAGATAATCCTTACTCTCAACGGCTCATCTTCTAGTTTTACTTCAAGGATTATTTACGGTTCAGGTAGCGCGGCTTCTTCGGCTTCTTTGACTACTGGCTACTTAGGTACTAACCAAAACGCTGATTTAACTGCCAGCGTATTTGGCTCTGGTTCTATCTATATACCCAACTACTTATCCTCTAGCAACAAGAGCATTTCAGCTGATACAGTTCAGGAAAATAACGCTTCTAACGCTTATGCAGTAATGAACGCTATGCGCTGGTCTAACACCGCAGCAATCAACGCCCTAACAGTCGCCCCTAACTCTGGCGGCTCATGGGTTCAATACTCAACCGCCTACCTATATGGAGTAAAAAATGCCTAACCCAACTAAAGTAATCATTGACTGCTCAACAGGCGAAGTTCAGGAAGTTGAACTAACCGCTGAGGAGATTCAGCAGCGCGAAGATGATCGTATTGCATACGAGGCAGCAGAAGCAGAGAAGGTAACCGCAGCAGCTCTTAAGGCTGAGGCAAAGGCTGGACTGTTGGAGCGCCTAGGCATCACCGCCGAGGAAGCAGAACTTCTACTTGCATGAAGCCAATTCTTTGTAAGGCTGGTCAACAATTAAGGGAGCAGTTCGATGACACCTTCCCTGATCGTGATAGACGTTCCGATGGATGGGTTGGCGACACACGCCATGCAGCGCGCCCTAGTGACCACAACCCTGATAAGGCAACTGGGATGGTTCGAGCAATCGATGTGGATAGAGATGTCTCTGGTCATGCAAAGCCCGACCTCATGCCCGATATTGCGGATCAGATTCGACTCGCAGCCAAGGCAGGAGACAAGCGCATTTCATACGTCATCTTCAATGGAAAGATTGCCTCAGCTAAAAAAGGTTGGGCTTGGCGTACTTATGATGGCATCAATAAGCATAATCATCACTGCCATATCAGCTTCACTCCAAAGGGCGACAACGATTCTACGTTCTTTAATATCCCGCTATTAGGAGGCAAGTAAATGGAAGCAATCATTCTCGGTGGACTTGGCTTAATGGCTATCCCTGCTATCCGCGCTGCTATCAAGGCATACCGCGCTAAGAAGGCAATCGCCGATGTTGTAGTAGATGCAGTAGAGGCTGCGGTAGATGCCGTCGACCACAAAAAGTGAGTCCACAGGATTGGGCTGCGATTGTAGCCATCTGCGCGACGGTTCTAACTGGTACGGCTG